TAAGCCGATTGCAGAGGATGGCAAGAAACTGAACTATGTTTCCGAAGATAAGACGACAGGTCAGAACTTAGGTGCTCTCGATTCGCAGGTCAAGACGAATGCCGATAACATTGGTACAAACACGACAAACATCACCAAGAATGCTGGTGATATCACGAACCTGAAGAATCTGTCGAACATCACGAATGAAGGACAGAAAGTGATCAAGAACCTGTCGAAGGATGCTGTCAAGGTTACGGCTGGAGACAGGGTCACGGTTACATCGACTGAGGATAAGAATGCAGGAACCATCACCTATCAGGTTTCTGCGAAGAACGATGGCAAGGTAGCTGCTGGAGACCAGAACCTCGTTTCGGGTGATACGGTCAATACGGCTATCACGAATGCCGGTACAGCAACGGATACGAAGCTGGCAGGCAAGGCCAATGTTGATGCATCCAATATTGGTGTTAACCTGAAAGGAGCAGATGGTAAGGCTGCTTCGACAGAAGCTCAGAAAGCCAATGCTGAAAAGTGGGGCAGTGCTATCGGTACCGGCAAGATCGAAAAAGATAATGGTCAGCTGGTCACGGGCAAGACGGTCTATGAGTACAACAAGCCGATTGCAGAGGATGGCAAG